ATTTTACTGGTCTAACTCGTAACTTTGGTTTTTGTAATATTAGTAATGGTTACAAAGATCCAGATACAGGAAAAATAAAATTTAAAAATGGTGACTATGGTTGGTCTGGTAAACCAGTTACTGATTTAGATTATCAACAACATTTAGATGGAACTAAATCAATAGGTATACAACCTTGTAATGATGATGGTTTAGCAAGATTTGGTGCAATAGATATTGATCCAAAGATTTATAAAGATTTAGATATAAAATATTATTTAGATATTATTCAAGAAAAAGAATTACCATTAATTCCAATTAGATCAAAAAGTGGTGGACTTCATTTATATGTATTTACAAAAGAATTTGTAAAAGCAAAAATCATAAAAGATTTTTTACAAGAAGTATTATTTTTATTTAAATTACCAATTAATACGGAAATATTTCCTAAACAAACAAAACTGGGTGATGATATAGATGGTAATAAATTAAATGGTAACTTTATAAATTTACCTTACTTTGGTAAAAACGAAAGAGTTGCAATAGATCCTTCAGGAAAAGAAATATCATTTGCAATATTTTTAAATTGTATTCAATTAAATAAACAAACTGAAGAACAACTAAAAAATATATCTAGCAATATAATTCAAAAAGAATTAACAGGTGGTGCAGAAGAATTTAAAGATGGTCCACCTTGTTTGGAAATATTATCTAAACATAAAATGAAAGATGGTCGAGATAGATTTTTATATAACTACATGGTGTTTGCTAAAAAGAAATATCCAGATGATTGGAGCAATAAAGTATTACAAGCAGGTAGAAATTATTTTGAATTTAATGCAACATGGACAGATGATCATATTGAAAAAAAAATAAAAAACTGGCAAAAAGAAACTAAAGGTCACACTTGTACTGATGAATTACTTGCACCTGTTTGTGTTAAATCAGAATGTGTAAAAAGAAGATTTGGAATTATATCTGATAAAAAAATTAATTGGCCTCTAATGAATCATTTAATTAAAGTCGATTTTAAACCAGATCCTGAATATTATTTTACCGTAGAAAATAAAAAAGGTGAATCAGTTCCAGTGCATGCAAAAGATGTAAATAAAATAAAAGATCAAAAAGAATTAAGAGGATTAATTATGGCACAAGCAGATGTATTTCCTCCACCAATTAAAGCAATGGAATTTTATGACATGATAAATGGATTGTTAGATGGTGTAACTACAGTGAAACCGGCTCCAGGGACCACTCCAATGGAGATATTAAAAAAATTATTACAGGAACATATTAACGGGCCTCAGGCTACAACATTTAATTCGTTTCAAAGTGGTAATGTATTAAAAGATAATGAATACGCATGGTTTGTGTATGATGACTTTTATAATTTTTTAAAAGAAAATGAATGGAAAAAAGATCCATCAAGAACTTCTTACATGATTACAAAAATGTTTGATCAAGAAAAAGAACATTTACCTAAACCAGAGTTTGGTAAAAAGAAAAGATTTCCTGGTATTAATAAAAAAACACAAGAGCCATATCCAGGTATAAACGGATGTGCAAAAATACCATTATATTTCTTTGAAGAAGAAGTATTAGTAGAAGAAATTATGAAAGTAGAAAGCACAAAGGACATTGTATAATGATTTATAAATATTTTGGTCCTCCAGGTACAGGTAAAACACATAAACTAATTAGTAGAGCTAAAGCTTATATAAGAATAGGCACACCTTTAGATAGTATTGCATACTTTGCATTTACTAAAAAAGCAGCAAAAGTTGCTAGAGATAGAATGCCAGTTGATAATGATAAGTTATATTATTTTAGAACCATACATTCATTTGCTTTTGATCAATTAGATTTAAATACTAAGAAAGTAATGCAACCATCAGATTATGAAAAGATAGGTAAACAGTTAAATGTAAGAGTTAAATATTATGACAAATATAATAAAGAAGAAATATTTTATTTAAATAATGATAGTCCATATTTTCAAATGATTGGTCGAGCAATGAATAGAGATATTACTATCAGAGAAGAATACGACAGAAATGAACATAATAGAAAAGAAATAAAAAAATTTTCAATATTAAAAAATATTGATGACAATTTAAAAGAATACAAAAGAGTAAAAGAAAAATTAGATTTCAATGATATGATTAATAGGCTTATAGATAAAGAAGATTTACCAAGATTTAAAGTTATATTCATAGATGAAGCACAAGATTTATCTCCATTACAATGGAAGTTATTTGATAAATTAAAAGAATATGCAGATGATATTTATTTAGCAGGTGATGATGACCAAGCTATATTTGCCTGGGCAGGTGCAGATGTAAATAGATTTATAAATGAACCTGCAAAAGAAACGGTGTTAAAATATTCTAAAAGAATATCTAGAGCGGTACAAGAACAATCTATGGTGCCTTTAACAAATATAATAGGACCAAGAAAACTTAAACAATATTATCCAAGAGATTATGAAGGTTTAAGTGAAAGAATAAATAATTTAGATCAAGTAGATTTGACTCAAGGTAAATGGTTAATACAAACAAGAACTATTTCTAGATTAAATAGAATGACAAAAGAATTAAGAAAAAGAAATTTATATTATGAAACTAATAAAGGTAAGAGTTTTAAAGTTAGAATCTATAATGCATCCGTGAATTATAATTCATGGTGTAGAGGAATTGAATTAGAAGAAAAAGAAATAAAAGACATTGTTGAATTTACAGGTTTACAACAGGAACAATGGGATAAAAATACAAATTGGTTCGATGCATTTAAAGAAACAGATTATAAAGAAAGAGAATATATAAAACATTTATTAGATAACGGTGAAAATTTGGATGAAGATGCACGTATTCAAGTATCTACTATTCATGCAGCTAAAGGTGGTGAAGAAGATAATATAATTCTTTGTTTAGATATGGGAGATAAAATTAAAAAAGCAATTAAGAAGAGTCAAGATAAACACGACGAAGAACATAGAGTTTGGTATGTAGGATCTACACGTACAAGAAATAATTTATACAAATTGAAAGCAAGACTAAAAAGAAATGAATACAAGCATTTATAAGAATTTATATACAAATGTATATAAACCGATTGGGAGCGAGAAGCCCTTTACTGGTGACTGGCAGCATCAGGTTCTAACGGACGAAGTTGGTTCGATTCTCTCGTTCTCCCTAGTTGGATATATGGTCGTTAAACCAACAACTGCCAACATAAATACAGGAGAAAAATATGACACATAAAGATGATATGGAAAAATTATTTCCACAAGATAAACAGATAGGCGGGAATCACTACAAAGATTTTCACATTCAACCCTATGAATTCATTTCTAAAAATGACCTTTCTTTTTTTCAAGGAAATGTTATTAAATATGTATGCCGTTACATGAATAAAAATGGCATACAAGATTTAGAAAAAATAATTCATTATTGTGAATTAGAAATTAAAAAGATGAAAGACATGAAGAGGAAAAAATAATGTTGATGCCAACCACAGAATGGGTAGCACCTACAGAGTTTCCTGATTTAAGATCAGCAGAAGAAATAGCAATTGACTTAGAGACTAGAGATCCTGATTTAAAGAAACTGGGTTCAGGGGCCATAATAGGTAATGGTGAAGTTGTAGGTATAGCTGTTGCTGTGGATGGATATAAAAATTATTTTCCAATAGCTCATGGTACAGGTCCAAACATGGACAGAGATAGAGTACTAAGATGGTTTAAAGATGTTTGTGAATCACCTGCTACAAAAATATTTCATAATGCAATGTATGACGTATGTTGGATACGTAATTTAGGTATAAAAATTAATGGTTTAATTATTGATACCATGGTTGCAGCATCATTAATTGATGAAAATAGATTTTCATTTACATTAAACTCTTTATCTTGGGTGTATTTAAATAAAGGTAAGAATGAAAAATTACTTAACGACGCAGCAAAAGAACGTGGTCTAGATCCTAAAGCGGATATGTGGAAAATGCCTGCAAGTGAAGTAGGAGCATACGCAGAAGAAGATGCTGCATTAACTTTAGAACTTTGGAATTTATTTAAAAGAATAATTATAGAAGATGATTTACAAAATATATTTAATCTCGAAACTGATCTTTTCCCTTGCCTAGTTGATATGCGTCACCTAGGGGTGCGGGTAGATATCGAAAAAGCAAATCAATTAAAAACAGCAATGGCAGTAAAAGAACAAAACCTATTGCAACAGATAAAAATAGAAACAGGAGTAGATACTCAGATATGGGCAGCCAGATCGATTGCACAAGTTTTTGACAAACTGAAGCTACCTTATACCCGTACTGAAAAGACTGACTCTCCTTCATTTACTAAAAATTTTATTTCCTCTCATACAAATCCTGTAGTTCGTATGATAGCAGAAGCTAGAAAAATAAACAAGGTCAGAACAACATTTATAGATACCATATTAAAACACGAGCATAATGGTAGAATACATGCAGATATAAATCAAATACGATCAGATGATGGTGGTACGGTTACAGGACGATTTAGTTATTCTAATCCAAACTTACAGCAAATACCGGCACGTGATCCAGATACAGGACCATTAATTAGAAGTTTATTTATACCTGAAGAGGGTTGTACCTGGGGTACATTTGATTACTCACAACAAGAACCAAGACTTGTTGCACACTATGCACTAAGATTTGGTTATGATACAGCACAGATAATTGCAGATTCATATGAAAATGATCCATCAACAGACTTTCATCAAATTGTTGCTGACATGGCTAAAATAGATAGAAAAGAAGCTAAGACAATTAACTTAGGTTTATTTTATGGAATGGGAAAAGCAAAACTTCAAAATGAATTAGGTGCAACAAAAGAAAAAGCAGATGAATTATTTAATCAATATCATAACCAAGTACCTTTTGTAAAAGAATTAATGACTGGTGTCATGGAAGCAGCACAAGATAATGGTAGAATAAAAACATTACTTGGTAGACGTTGTAGATTTCCTAAGTATGAACCAATACTTAGAGGAAGTGATTGGGGTACATTTGTTCCTGCACAAGATCATAATACAATATTAGAATTACAAAAAATGGGACCACATGAATTAGATGATGATGGTAATGTAATTAAAGATGCAGATGGTAAACCAAAGAAAAATTATTGGTATAGAAATCCTATACGTAGAGCATTTACATACAAAGCATTAAATAAACTTATACAAGGATCAGCTGCAGACATGACTAAGAAAGCAATGGTTGATTTATATAAAGAAGGTTTAATAGGTCATATACAAATACATGATGAATTAGATTTTTCTATTGAATCTGAGAGTCAAGCAAAAAAAATAAAAGATATTATGGAAAATGCAGTTGACTTAAAGGTACCTAATAAAGTAGATTACGAATCTGGTCCTAACTGGGGTGAAATAAAGTAATGTACTATGTCTTATTTAAATGCTAATATACCACCGATTTATTGTAAAATACGGAAGGAGTATCTCTATGATCTTAAAGAACATCATGGCGAAAGTGAAGACTGCGTGGTCTTCGGTTTGGTCTCTATTTCAGGGCGTGCCCTCTTATTTAACATCATGCTACCCAATGGTGCGTGCTTTTGGCGTTTGCCTATCTCAGCGTTTTTCCAAAAATCGTATGACAGAGCCGATGTGCCGGATATGTCGACGGACAAATTACAACTGTGGAACTGTTTTAGTTATTATCCTAGCGTTCATTGCTTTGATTGGTTGGCTGGTATAGACGGTAAATATCTAGGAAAAGATAAAAAATTTTACAAAGGTCAATACTTATTTACGGTTGACTGGGCTCATCCAGAGACTAATATACTAAACACGGAACATTCAGAGATTCCGCAAGAACATAAGTGCGCACATATTATGGCACTTGAAAACGGCAATTATGCTGCACAGCCAAATAACAGAATCATTTGGCATGTAAATAGTTACACAACTGACAACTCATGGCCTGATTATAAAGTACAAAATACTTATTGGGATGTGGAAGGTTCAGACTGGGTGACAGAAGATTCTGATAAAATGTTTTATGATATAGAGGATAAGGATGGCTAGTAAATATTGTAATATTTGTAATCATGAATGTCATTGTATTGGTAAAGGTTACTTTATTCAAAGCAATCAATGTGGTACATGTATTTGTGATAAATGTGATTGTGGACCTATAATTTTAGGTACACCCACTGAGAAAAAATCTTGGTGGAGAAAATTTATTAACTGGTGGGCAGGTATATATGACTAAAAAATGTAAACAATGTGAAAAAGAGTTTGAACCAAAAGACGAACTTGATTTGTTTTGTGGTCAAGATTGTAAAGAAGAAGCATTAGCAGAACTAGATTCAGGTTCTGATGAGTGTCTATCATGTCAATAAAAAGATTATCTGAAAACACTGAAATCGGTTTACCGTTACGTAATCTTTTAATGATTATCGGAGCAGTTTGTGTTGGTGCATGGTTTGCTTTCGGTGTGATTGAGAGGCTCAACCAATTAGAAACTAAAAATCAATTATTTGAAAAAGATTTACTTGAAGCATCTATTCAAAAACCAATTGACCAAGAACAATTTATGATCCTGGAATGGCAGGCAACTCAAATAGAGAAGATGCAGAAAATGTTAGAAGCAAATGTACACACAGGTGTAATGTTATCTAGTCATGAAAAAGAAATAGAGAAACTAAAAAAAGATATAGAGAAATTAAAGGATGCAACAAGAGATATAAAATTTGCAAATGGTAATGGAGCACATTAATGGTAAAATTAGTAATTGCGCTGTGTTTGTTTATAAACGGAGAATTGATTGAACATCGAATTCAAGATAATATGTCTACATGTTTAAAAATGAAAAGAGAAGCTACACGAAACATGGAGATGAATAATAAACAATTTATGTGTGGCGAAGTAAAAGCGGAACTTGAAAAAAATATTGATGGTAGTATAACTATTAATAAAATATTAGAATCAAAATGAACCTTTCCCGAAATTTTACTCTCTTAGAGCTTATCAAATCAGATACTGCTGTTAGAAAAGGAATTAATAACAATCCTAATGCAGGTCAAATAGAAAAATTAAAAGCATTGTGTGAAAATATTCTTCAACCCGTTCGGGACCATTTTGGTAGAGTCCAAGTGACTAGCGGATTTAGATCACCTGAACTTTGTTTGGCTATTGGTAGCTCTGTTAATTCACAACATGCAAAAGCTGAAGCCGCAGATTTCGAATGTGTTGGAGTTGACAATGCTGAAGTTGCTGATTGGATTAAACAAAACCTTGAAACAGATCAATTGATTCTTGAGTTTTATACTCCAGGAGAACCTAATTCAGGATGGATTCATTGTAGTTGGGTTCCTGAAAATAGAAGAGAACAGTTTATGCATGCCTATAAATGGGAAGGCAAAACAAAATACAAACCAATAATAGGAAAGGCGAAAGATTTAGTATAATAGAAAGATAAAAATGATTACAGATATATTTTGTTCTCCAATTCAGGAGATAACTATAAAAGATGATCCATTTATTAACATTGTAAATAAATATTACGAAGAACTTAAAGAAAAAAAATTATTTAAAAATAATTGGATGCCTGGAAATGATACAGCTTCTACAACCTTTAAACATAACCCAAATATTTTTGAAAAAAATTTGTATATTAAAATGTTTTTAGAATCAAAGGGTGCAAATTATTTAGATAACTTAGGTGTTTCTTTTAAAGAAGTGAAATTAGTGTCTTCATGGTTAAATGAACAGGGTAAAAATCAAACAGTAGGTTTACATAATCATAGAAGTGTAAAAGGAGAATTTGATCAGATATCTGGAGTTTTTTATGTGAAAACAATTGGAAATTATAAACAAGGTAAACTCACTTTTGTAAATCATAATCCCTATGTAGATGAATTTCCATTAAATAGTAATATTTTAAAATATACAAATGAAGTGTCATTTATTGCTAAAGAAAATAATATGATTTTATTTCCTTCAAGTTTAAATCATAAAGTAACTCCAAATTATACTAATAAAAAAAGAATAGTATTGAGTTTTAATTTAAATTTCTATACATAGATAAAGAATGACAAAATTATATAAAGTATTTAGTAAAATAGACACAGTGCATGGGTTATGTGAAGAGTGTGAAGAAGAAGCAATTTTAGTTGCTATTGTTTCTGAGTTTTATAGATGCACAAATTGTGGTCATGATACAAAACAACATATAAATGGTAGAATACGATACATGTCTTTAACTGAAAGTGATAAAGAATTTATAAAACAAAATGTTCATAGAGATAAATAATTTTTTAGACGCTTCATCTTGTGATGAAATTATAGAAAGATGCAGTTCATTTATTAATCGTGATGAACTAGGTATAGAATATAATCGTCAAGGAAACAGTGTAAACACCATAGAACATGAAGAATTAAAAGATTTAGATAAAAAAATATTTGATAGAATTGGTCTTTTTGTTTCTAAAAGATTAAGTTATAGTTTTAATTTAGGTGGTATACAAATTAAAGATACCGGGTATTCTTTTCATAGATATGAAAATGGAGACAGATTGTTTACTCATTCTGATGGAGTTTTTACATATGAAAACGATGAAACTTTTAATCCTAGAATTTTATCTTTAACTGTAAATTTAACAACTAATGAAAATGCAGATTTAATTTTTCCAAGACATAATAAATCAATAAAATCTGAAAAAGGAAAATTAGTAGCTTTTTTACCTCATTCATGTTATGAACATTATATGAATAATAATTCAGGAAAAAATAGAGATGTATTAGTTACTTGGTTAGTTGATTCATCAATTGAATGTAAGAAAATAAATAATGGCTAAACAAAAATTTACGAATTTTACACCTAGACCAAAACCACCTAAACGCCCAGGCGTTCATAAAAAATCTAGAAATAAACAAGAAAAAAGACAGCAGAAAAAAACTAAATACAAAGGCCAAGGCCGGGGTTGACATTTGTCCTTTTAAATCCTATATTATAGGTAGAAAGGAACTAAAGAAATGGCTACAAGAACAGACTTCCTTATGAGGAAAATAACTATTGAGGCCGATGAGTTAGCGAGACAATGGAACAAGACTCGGGATCCAAGCATCAGGGATCAGTGGTTTAAGAAGGTATCCCAGGTGCCGTTGATAGACTCTCATCTTCAACAAGAACGCAAGAAAACCTAGGATATAATTTCCACTCATTAATGGCTTTTTCATTAAAATACTCACCGTTGAATAGTAATTCAAAAGAGTCACCTAATCCAGAACGTACACACGTATAGTGTGTATCATGTATTTTTTGAATGTTATATTCTTCTAGTATAGGTTGGACACACTCTCCGGTTACTACTGAACATAAGTATATTGTTAATAAAAATTTCATTGATTTATGGGTTGAAATAGTTTATAATTATCCTATATTTGTTACTTTAAAATTAATGTTTGAAAGGATATAGTAATGACGGACATAAGTAAATATAAATCTGTTGCACTATCACATCAAAGTTGTGATAAGCTCGACAAGATAAGAAAGATAATTGTACCTGAGGTTTCGGTTTCAAGAGCCAAAGCTTTAGATATATTAATTAATGAGAAAGCGAGAAAATTAAATGGGAAACTCTCAATACCTAATAAGTAAAACAATTGAACTACATGAAAAAAGAGATCCAATAAGAAATTTATGGAGAAATGTTTTGATTGTAGCAATTGAAGATTTGTTAAAGAAAAAAGAAATACATATTAAATTTAACAATAAAAAATATTCTTTGGAAGAAATGTGGTTGCATCACGAAGACTTTAATTTGATTTGTGAATATGCCCAGTTTGAACCAAAGATAATAAGAAAAAGAATATATGAAGCGATACAAAAGATAGAAAGGAAATATGAAAACAAAAGAAATATGTCCGAGATGTCGGGGGAATGGTTTTATAAAAGTGATGAAATCAATAGAAGACCTAACAGAGCAAGTACTACAATGTACCCAGTGTAAAAGCGAAGGAGAAATAATGATAGATCAAGATAGAATGAAAAGCATAAAGATTGAAAGACATCTTTTAACTGTAAAACATATCAAACATTTAGAAGAAGAAATATCTAAGTTGATGAAACAAAAAGCAGAACTTCAAGATCAAGTTGATA